ATCAAACACAAGCGCAGTAACAAACATAACAGTTAACAGTATGAATTTCGTAATCACAGAAATAAAATAATTATGATAGAAAAAATTGAAACAATAGAATCATTTATGGATAACGAGCCTTGTCAATTATTAATTGATGGGTTAAGAAGTATTGATTTATGTATTACTATTTCTAAAACAGGAAATGAAGAACTAATTAAAGCATTTAATAATGGCAGAAGAAAATAAAATACCTTTAGAGATTGAGGTTAAAGGCTCAGAAGAAAGTATAGAATCATTTAAAGATTTAAAAGCAGCCATCAAGGCAGCTAAAGACGAGCAAATTAAAGCTGCTTCTGTTTATGGCGAATCTTCTAAAGAGTATCAAAAAGCTACTAAAAAAATAGCAGATTTAAAAGATAAAGTAGATGATTTAAATGATAGTACTAAATCTTTAAAAGGTAGTGGAGTTGAAAAAGTAACTGAATCTTTTAGTCAATTAGGTGAAGGTATATCTAACTTAGATACCGATAAAATAAAGGCAGGATTTAGAGGTATTGGTGCTGCCATGTCTGCTATTCCTATCTTCTTATTACTTGAAGGGTTAAAATATTTAGTTGAAAACTTTGACGAGGTTTCTGCTGCTTTTAAAAGATTCTTTAATACAGCTAGTGATGCTGAAAAAAATATAAAGAATTTAGAAAAAGCTGCTAATGATTTAAAGGAAACTAATTCGCTTTTGGTTAGTTCTTTAGAAAATGAAGTTAAAATATTAGAAGCTAGTGGGGCTAGTCAAACTAAAATACTTGAATTAAAAAAACAAATAATAGCCCAAAAAATAAAGGAATATGAATTAGATATTCAGATACAAAAAGCTAAAATACAAGAGATTTACGCAAATGATAGCTTAACTGAATCTTATTTTAAATTAGCAGCGGCTACACAAAGAAATTTAGGTAATGAAAAAGAAGCACAATTATTAGAGCGAGTAGCCGCTAAAGAAAAAGCAGAAAGAGCAAAAGAATATATAGATAAATTAAGAGGTGATTTAGTAACAATTCAAAATCTTAAAACAGAACAAACAGTTATAGATATAACTGAAAACAAAAAGCAGTTAGATGATTACAAAAAACATTTAGAAGAAAAAAAACAAAAGGATAAAGAATATTATGATTTACTAAAAACCGAACAAGCAAGATTAGCTGATATTGAAAATGCAGCAATAGACAAAGAAGAAGCTAGGTTAAAAAAAGAAAAATTAGATAGAGCAAGTCATTTAGAAGAATTAAGACAACTAAAAATAGCTGCTGATAATAAAGAAAATGCAGATAATGAAGCTAATTTATTAAAACGTGCTGAAGATGAAAAGAAAATAGAAGCTGCTAAATTTCAATTAGCTAAAGATAGTTTACAAGCTACTCAACAATTAACTGATTTATACTTTATGTTTAAATCTCAAAAAGCTAAAAAAGGTAGTAAAGAAGAGGAAGATTTAGCACGTAAACAATTTAATATAAACAAAGGTTTACAACTTGGTTTAGCTGTTATTGATGGGTTTAAGTCTATTAATGCTTCATTAGCACAATCACCTATTGCAGTCGGGGTTGTTCCTAATCCAGTAGGTATTGCATCATTAGCCTTTGCATCAATTACAGCAGCTACTAATATTGCTAAAATTGCTGCTGCTAAATTTCAATCAAGTGGCGGTAGTGGTGGCGGTGAAACTCCAAGTACTTCAACACCATCAATACCAGCACCTCCAACTATTAGCACCCAACAAAATAACTTAAACCAATCTACACAATTTGATAGTAATGGTAAAAGAATAGGAAGTGAAAACAATCAACCAATGAAAATAACAGCAACTATTGGAGTTGATGAGATTACAAAGAAAACAGATAGAGTAGATACATTAGAAAAACAATCAACATTTTAAAATTATGGAAAAGAAACTACCAATTTATTACGCTACAATTAATGAAGATTTAGCAGGATTAGAATTAAAACAACAAGGCATCCAAAACATAGCTTTAGTAGATGCACCAGCTATGTTAACTGAATGGTTAATGTTTGATGAGCATAAACGAGTTGAATTTAAAATGGCATTAAATGAAGAGCAACGTATAATTACAGCTCCTGTTATTATTGCTGATTTACCTATCTATCGTAAAATAGAAAACGAGGAGTTTTATGTAGTATATAAAAAAGATACTAATATGAAAGTATTGCAAAAGTACATGAGTGACGGCAACCAAAAGAAAGTTAAGTTAACACATGATACACAAGACTTAACTAAAGGGGTGTTTGTATTTGAGATATTTATTAGTGATGAATCTCGTGGTATTACGTCCCCTAAAGGATTTGAGCATTTACCTGATGGCACTATTTACTGTTCAATGAAGATTAACAATGATATGATATGGAACGAAGCTAAGGCAGGTAAAGTAAGGGGTATATCATTGGAGGGCTTTTTTGATTTAGAAAAAGAGATTGAATTAGATGAAAAGCAAGTTGAGGCAATTATATCAGACCTTATACAAAAATAAATTGTAAAAATGAAATATTTTTTTATTATATAAAGAAAACAAATTATAAATAAAAATGGAATTAAGTCAAAAATCAAAAGATGCGGTTAAAGCAGTTCTAGTTAAACTAGGGATTGATTTACCAGCTACTAAAGTTGAGCCAGTTGCTCCAGTAGTTAAATTAGAAGATGTTTCATTAGTTGATGGCACTATGTTATCAGTTGACAAAATGGAAGTAGGTGCAATGGCTACATTTACTGGTGCGGATGGAGTTGCAGTTCCTGCTGAGGGTGAATTTGAATTAGCAGATGGGCAAAAAGTTATTTGTGCTGCTGGTATCATTACAGAAATTAAACCTAAAGAAGCAGACGAGCAACCAGAAGCATCAGAATCAGAAATGAAAACAATGTTATCTAAATTATCAGAGCGTTTGGATTCAGTTGAGAAAATGTATCAAGAAACTTTAGCAGCTAAAACAACTTTAGAAGCTCAGTTATCTGAAACAAAAAATGGTTTAGCAGTAGCTTTAAGTGCTATTGATGAGTTTAATACTGCTGCTGTTTCTATTAGTTTAGAATCTCAAAAACCAGCTAAAAAAGAAGTTGATCTATCTAAATTAAACGCTTACCAAAAATACCAATTAGAAAAATACGGAGAAGTAAAATATTAAAAACTAAAAATAAAAACAAACAAACATGGCAATTTCATACACAAATCCAGTAACGCTTAACGGTCCTAACTTAGTACCTGTAATTGAGCAACTTTACTTCGAAAACAAAACAATTAACAAAGGTTATGTAACGTTTAATGATAACATTAAAGCAGGTACAATTTTAACTGATGAGGTTGTAACTGTAACTGCACAAGCATATACAGGAAACGCATTATCTAATAGTGGTTCAATAGCTATTACTGATAGAGCAGTAACATTAGCTAAATTAGAGTATAAGCAAACTTTCTTAGATGAAACTATCCGCTCAACTCGTTTCAATTTAGATATGAAAAAAGGAGCATGGGAAATTGAATCAAATGAATTTGCTTCTAAAGTATTAAGTAAATACGGTCCATTGGTTTCAGAAGATGCTGAAAAGATTTTCTGGGGTGGTGTAACTGCTGCAACTAAAACGGCTGTCGCTGCTTTAACTCCAAATGCTGCACAAGGTTCTATTACTGCGGCTGCTCAAACTGCTTTTGGCACTTTAACTGCTGGTTTAGTAGATGGTATTTTCTCTAAAGCATTTTATGATAACGGTGCAATCGGTGGTTACATTAAAGTAACTGGCACAACTGTAACGGCTTCTAATATTGCTGACGAAGTAGCTAAAATTTACGCTGCTATTCCTGCTGTTGCATTAAACAATGATAATGATCCAGTTGTTATTTACTGCCCACGTGCTTGGAAACAATTAGTATATAATGCTAATAACACTAAAGGAGCTGCACAACAAATCAACTTCTTAGTAGAAGGAACTGGTGCTGATGCTCGTTTTTACTACAACAACGTTGAGATGTTATTTGTTCCGGTGCCAAAAGATACATGGGCTTATGCTCACCAAAAATCTAAAGTAATGTGGAATACTGATTTATTAGACGATGTTAATCGTGTTGAAATTGGTAAAGTAGCTAATGATGGTGATTTAAGATTCATCCGTTCTATTTACTGTATTCATGCTCACATTGCAACTGCAACAAACGGAGTATTATACGGAGGATAAAAATTGAGAGGGGTTATTAAGTTAGCCCCTCTTTAATATTAATATTTAAAATAAATAAAAATGCCTTGTCCATTAACACAAAATTATACATTAAAAGACTGCTTAACACCTGCTGGTGTTGTTAGTTGGTATATTACACCATTTAGCAATATGACAGCAGCTACATTAACAGCTAATGTTGTTTCAGCTATTACTAAAACGGTAGCATTTAAAACTATTGCACAAGAGATTGAGCAAGGTTCTTGGAGTTACACAGGAACATCAAGTCAGCCTAATGGTTCACACGCTTTTGACTTTGAAGCTATTATTAAAATGCACCAATTAAATACTTTAGATCAAGAAGAAATCACTTTGATTTTAAAGAATAAATGTGTGTTAATTGCAGTAATGCAAAACGGTGATGCTTGGATGCTAGGACGTGAATTTGGAACTACTGGGATTGATTCTAAATTTGAGTCTGGAACTGCTTTAGGTGACTTTATTGGAACTAACTTAACAGTTAAAGGTAGAGCAACAGCAGCAGCTAAAAAAGTAGACTCAACTATCTTAGCAGGTTTATTAACTGTTTAGTTAAATTAATTACAAAAATATTAAAGGCAACCCTGTAAGGTTGCTTTTTTTATTTGTAAAAAACTATTTTTTTTTTATTATATATAAGTGATATTGATAAATAAAAATAGTACTAATAATGTTATTTTAACACTAGCAGAAAAGACTACATTAACAAATGTGGTTTACTTATTTGAAGTAATAAATGATGCTAGTAGTGATGTTAAATGCTTTATTGCCGATGATATAAGTCCCAACAAAATTAGATTTAATGAGTTTAATTTAATTGAAAATACAACAGAAGATTTATTAAATGGCACTTTTGAATTAGAGTTAGCAGGTTTTTATACTTATAACGTTTATGAGCAAACAAGCACTACTAATTTAGATCCAACTTTAGCAACTAATTTAATTGAAACAGGTAAGCTAAATGTCCCAGAAACAACAAGCGCACTACCTAAATACAATGGAAACCAAACAACAACAATAGTTTACAATGGCTAGTATTAATTTAATAGAAAATAAAAAGTTACTTAATTTAAAGGCTATGCCTAAATTATCATTCACAGTTGATAATAAAGGCTTTGTGAAGTACGGTAAGAATAACTTATATCCACAAGAGTTAATTAGATTATACGAAGAGCATCCAGAGCATAGAGCAATTATTAAACGTAAAGCTCGTTATATTTGGGGAAAAGGATTAAAGGCTAAAAATAAAGCCGATGAGATTAAGGTTAAAACGTTTGTTGATAATTTTAATAAAAAAGAAACCTTAAATCAAGTAGGTAAAAAGATAAGTGAGAATACAGAAATATTTAACGGTCAATTTATTGAGATTATAACTAATCTAAAAGGTGAACCTATTGAAATGTATTTTTTGAACTCTGCTAATTGTAGGTTATCTGAATGTGGAGATACTTTGTATTTTTGTAGTGATTGGAAAAAATCATCTTACCAACAAGAAGTTAAAGAGATTCAAAAATGGAATGATAAAGAAATTCAAGTAGGTACTTACTTTATTGATTTTAAATACTATTCAGCAACGGCAAATAAGTTATCTAGTGTTTATCCTACTGCACAATATCAATCTATTGTAGAAGATATTAATACAGATATTGCAATAAGTGTAGCTAACAGTACAATGGTAAACAATGGTTTATCTATGGGTAAAATTTTAAACTTCTTTAACGGCACACCAGACTCTAAAATGGTTGATGTTATTGAAAGAGGTTTTAAAGGAACTTACACAGGTGAAGACGGCGAAGCTGTTATGATTGTTCACTCTGATAGAGAAGATAAAGCACCAGAGTTAGTAGATGTTACACCTACTGATATGGCAGAGCGTTTTACTTATACAGCTAAAAGAGCTCAAAAGAAAATATTTGCAGGTCACGAAATGGCTAGTGAATTATTTAATATAAAATTTGATGATAGTTTTTTAAGCGGTTCGCCTGACTTATTAACGTTACAAGAATTATTTGTAAAAGGATATATTGAACCTAGACAAAATGATTTATTAGAGTTTTTATCATATTTAGCATTTATCAAAACTGGCGAATACTTAGAAATGATGTTTGAGCCTATTAGTTTAATTGGTGCAGACTTATCTAATGATGTGGATTTAACACAAGACGAAAGAAGAAAGTTAAAAGGTTATGAACCATTAAAACCAGTTGCAGTAGATGTAAATGGCGAGCCTTTGCCAGTACAAGCTAATGAAGTAAATGATAATTTAAAGGGTTTATCTGCTAGTGAAAATAGAGATATGCAACGTATCATTAGAGATTTTCAAGCTGGTAAAAATGGAATGAATGAACATTTAGCCATTGCTCGTTTAACTGCTTATGGCTTACCAACAAACGAAGCTAAAAAAATGTTAGGTATAAATACTGAAACAGAAGTTAAAATGTCTAGTCAAGTTGATAAGGTGTTAATGGCTTTAGAAGCGTGTGCAGAAGATGATAATGATGATGATGTTATTTTAGTTGAAGCTGCACATATTCATAACTCTAAAGATGCTTTAAAATATGAACGTCAAATAATGAAGTTTGCCGATGCTTTAGTAATTAGAGTAGAAGAATTAGATAACGCTGTTTTAAACGCTTTAAAAGGCAATCCAACTATTACTATTGATGAGTTAGCTAAGTTAACACAAACTGACTTTACAAAGATTGAAGAAAGTATAGCGAGATTAACAAAGAATGGGTTTTTAGATAATACAGTTGAAGGTTTTAAACCAACTCAAAAAGCATTGGATAAAAAAACAGAGCCTATTGTTAGTGATGAGATTTACACCGTTTATAAGTATGCTGTTAATCCTGATAAACCAAGTTTAAAAGCTGGTGGTTCATCTCGTCCATATTGCAAAAAAATGATGGAGTTAAGTAAGACTAAATCATGGACTTTTGAGAAATTGGATAATATGGAAAATGATTTAGGAACTAATGTTTGGGATTATAGGGGTGGTTATTACACTAATCCAATAACAGGCGAAATAGATCCAGATTGTAGGCATATGTTTAATGCAATTACTAAAAGAAGAAAGAAGAAATAATGGCAGACGTTTTATTTATACAAGAAGATTACTTTAAAAAGTTAACTGGAGTTGATGGTAATGTTGACTTTAAGAAAATTGAAAGTACTATTATAATGGTGCAGGATATTTATATACAAGCATTACTTGGGACTCCATTATATGAAGATTTAAAAACTAAAATAACTGCTAATCCATCTTTATCATCTCATCCAAACGAAAAACTATTAATAGATAATTATATTGCTAAATGTTTAGCGTGGTATATAAAAGCAGAATCTAGTTACTCTTTTAAATTTGCATACCAAAATAAAGGCATACAAGTTAAAGATTCTAATAATTCAAATGCAGCAGACACAAACGATGTGCAGTTATTGAAAGATGAATGGACTTTAAAAGCTAAGGCATACGGTAAACTATTAATTGATTACTTAGTGGCTAATACTACATTATTCCCTAAATACTTAGAATATACTAATCAAGGAATGAACGCAAGTAGAAAGAATTACATAAACGGTATTTATATAAGAGATAATGGTATTGAATCTTTTGATGAGATTTATAGAAGAACTAATTTTTTAGATAATAATTAATGTTAACACTTAATCAGGATATTGAATTATTAAAACAGTTTACTGTTAAACATAAAGCGTTAAACTCTTTTTACTTTGGTAATGAAGCAGAAGCTGATACCGATGTTGAAATTGTTTATCCTTTTATGAATGCTATTATTCAAAATCAAAGTATTGAAAATGGTGTTATTAGTAGAACTTATTTAATTATAATATCTGATTTAGTACAAAAAGATAAAAGTAATTTAAACCATGTATTAAGTGATACTGAGCGTATTTGTTGGGATGTTCCATTATATATGCGACAAGTTTCTAATAGTGGTTTAGTGGGTTCTTTTAAGGTTGATATGAATATAAATGTAACATCTGACACATCAAGAAATGATGATGATGTTGCTAGTTCTTATTTTGATTTAATAATAAGTACTCCAATAGGTAATGATTCTTGCATCTTACCAATTAACGCTGGTAATATTTTAGATGCTAACTATATTTATGTAGGTGGTAATTTACCTGCTGGTAATTTTGTAGTAGAGATTAAGGATCAAGATGGTAATGTAATAGAAACATTTAATACAAGTGGCGAATATGTAGTAACTGTATTAAGTGGAATAAAAGATACGATTACAAGTAATGTAACAACAATAACAGACGATATAATATAATGGCAATAGTTGATGGCAGCCTACAATTAGGATATAAAGATAATGCTTGGTTTACAGCCAATGCTAGTTTAGTTTTATTAGTAGGTCAAATAGTTTACTTACAACAAACAGGCACTTACAAATTAGGTGATGGCTTAACGGCTTTAAGTGCTTTATCTTTTTTAGGCGGTGGTAGTGGCTCAGGAGTTCAATCAGTAAGCGGTACAAACGTAGATAATACCGACCCTTTAAATCCAGTTGTAATTTTGCAAAATGTATTACTAAGTCCAGATGAGATTACTACTATTTATGCTTTTGATAATCAAGCTAGCATAATTTCATCAGATGGGGTTGATAGTTCTTCTTTAACTGTTCAGCCCGATTCTATACAACTAATCTCCGCAAGTGTAACAATAAATAGCGTTAATGTTGCAACGGTTAATGATATTCCAGATGTTTCTGGATT